TCGTACATGCCTTTTCGGTATAGCAACTGCCGCATCTTCAAAGACTGATTCGGCGTCACTCTAACCCCATAGCGACCTAGTTCCGCTATGATGGGGCATCCGGGATATTGAAATGAAATGGACAGCGCCTTACAACGGAGCAAGACAACGAGCCTGCTACTACGCGCGCGTGCGTAATTACGTTGCGCCCAGCCAAAGTTAGTTAAAACCTTTCTGGGATCTGCGATATTGACTCTATCCATAGGATCAAAGACAAGACCGCAGAAGGATGCGGTGGAGATGGTGTCATGCACCTCCAACTTAATGACCAAACCCATTCGGGCAAAGTCCGCTGCGGTGGGGGGAGTCCCCACCATGGTAAAGAGACCATCGTCTCCTTCAACCACTCCCAACACCTCCCTACAGCCCGCCTCTTCACAGACGAACTGCATCAGCATAAGGTTAGAAAACCCGTTGCCTAGGGAAGTGCACATCTCGCCAGACATTCTGGTGGCTTCCACGGCCACCTTGAAGTCTTTAAAGACACACAAATTGAGGCCACCTAGCACTTCACGTACCAGGCGCATGAACTCCCCCCCCGCGGGTAGGTGTTGTGTCATGTATGAGTAAAGCTCAAACTCACATGCCTCCATCAACTCTCGAACAAACAGACTTTCAAAAGCTGTATAGTCTGTCGCGATATATTTGGCTCCTTCACGGTGCAAATAACCCATTATATAATCTGGTCTCTGTGCAACTGGAACATGCTTGATAAAGGCCTTGTGTCGATACACTTGCTCTTCTATCAGCTTAAAGATGGGACCCACAGCACACTTAAATTGATCCGAGCGCGAATTGATAGCGCGGGCGTGCTTGTAGGTTGGATAGTCCTCATCCTTCATGAAAGAACTGCATCGAAAGTAGCGGTGGGATTTATCTGGATCCCACATACTCGCAACGCCATCCCATTGAACCCGGAGCTCTTGTCGTCTCCAGTCGGGGTAATCGGTGTGGCTTAGCCATAGCTCAACGCTCACATCCGCATCGTGAGGAATGGGGACAAATTCCTTACGGCATTGCTTCCGGACATGTATCCTGAATTTCTTCAGGAGTCCATCCTCCGAAGGCAGCGGTTTCTTAAGAAACCTATGTCTCACCCCAGCAATGGTCGTATCGGGATCCAGGGGATCCGGGTGTGGGCGAACCGCTCCAACCACCACAGGTCCCAATGATA